GGCGTTAACTTCTAATTTGAACCTACTAAATAGACAGTAGGAGATAAAAAGATTATGGCACAACTATTCGGATTTACAATACAGAAGGCATTAAAGGATCAAGGGGCCCGTGAAAAAACTTTCACGGACTCCTCTTCTGATGATGGCGCAACTGAGATTGCTGGCGGTGGTTTCTTTTCATCTGTTTTAGATACAGATGGACGGGAGAAAAATGACCTTGACCTCATTCGCCGTTATAGAGACATTTCGATGCAATCGGAGTGTGATGCTGCGATTGAAGATATTGTAAATGAAGGTATTATTTCAAACCTTAATGACATTCCTGTTAATATAGATTTACATAATCTACCTTATTCAGAAAAAATTAAAACTAGAATTAGAGCAGAATTTAGTGAAGTCCTAAGGCTTCTCAATTTTGGTGAAAAGGGTCACGATATTTTTCGTCGGTGGTATATCGACGGACGGATTTACTATCACAAAATTATTGATTCTAAAGACCCAAAGAGGGGTCTTCAACAGTTAAGACATATTGATCCTACTAAGATTCGTAAAGTTAAAGAGACACAAAAAGACCCTGATCCAAAGAATCATGGTATTGAAATGGTAACAAAAGTAGATGAATATTTCATCTATAATGACAAGGGATTTGCATCTAGTTCTGGCTCAGGAAATAATCAAGGTATTAGGATTGCTTCTGATTCAGTTGCGTATGTTCCATCAGGCCTACTTGATTACAACTCTGGTAGAGTTATCTCTTATTTACATAAGGCAATCAAACCAGTTAACCAGTTGCGTATGATTGAAGATGCGATTGTTATCTATCGTATCTCTCGCGCACCAGAACGTAGGATTTTCTATATTGATGTTGGTAATCTACCAAAGGTCAAAGCAGAACAGTATCTAAAAGATGTTATGAACCGTTATCGTAATAAGCTTGTCTATGATGCATCGACAGGTGAAATTCGGGACGACAGAAATCATATGAGTATGTTGGAGGATTTCTGGCTTCCACGGCGTGAGGGTGGTAGAGGAACGGAGATTACTACTCTGCCCGGCGGTTCTAATCTAGGGGAGATTGATGACATCGTATATTTCCAACGAAAACTATACCGTTCCCTCAATGTGCCAATCAGTAGGCTCGAAGCAGAAAATGGGTTCAGTATGGGAAGGGCTTCAGAGATTACCCGTGACGAACTTAAATTTACCAAGTTTGTTCAACGGATTCGGAAGAAATTCACTCCCTTGTTCACTGACTTGCTCAAGACTAACCTACTCCTTAAAGGTGTAATCTCACCAGAAGACTGGCCGAGGATGCAAGAGCATATTCAGTATGACTTCATGGAAGATGGCCACTTTGCAGAGTTGAAGGATGCAGAACTTCTAAATGATCGAATTAGCACACTTGATTCTATTCAGTCATATATTGGTACATTCTTTAGTAAAGAGTATGTGTTGAGGAAGGTTCTAAATCTTACTGATGCACAAATTAAAGAAATGCGTGACCAGATTGCTACAGAACTTAAAACTGATCCAATGGACGGTGGAGTTTCATTACCAGATAATGGTGACGGTATTACACGTTATCCACAGGGTGGTGATGGTGGTGTTATTTCGCCAGAACAGATGCCAGACTATGAGGAACCAGAACAAGATGGTGTTCCAGATGATACCGTAAGATTCGGTAATAAAGGAGATGAATAATGAGTAGAGATTTTGTAGATTCAATTTCAAAGGGTGATAATATTGGAGCAGAAACCGCATTTAATGTTGCGATGGCTGCAAAGGTTGGTGATGCATTGGAGATTAAACGCAAGGAAGTATCAAAGACTTTTGTTAATTCAAGTGTGGAAACAAATGAAACGGATTGAGGAAATCTATAAATCTACGGTTGTAGAGAGAGATGAGCATAAGAAATCAAATCAATATAAGCGTCTTTCGCCTAAAATGAAGGATGCTGTAGACAATTTGTTTAAAAAAATGGATGCGAAACCTTCGGATTTCCTAAATAGTTTTGAAAGAACAATTACTGATGTATCTAAGAAATATAAAGTTCCTGAGAGGGAACTTCTTGGATATTTTGAAAAAGAAATGTTAGCGATCTAGGGGATAAGAATGGCTATTGTTACAAGAATACTCAGAGATACTGTCGTTAATGCACCCGGCGCTGGTGGAACAGTTACAATTAAAGTTGATATCGAAGATGATGCTGCAGCAGATGGTGCTATTTTAGATGCAAGTGCTCTGAGTGGCCATGCGGACGGTGCAAAACTACATATCGCCAGAATTTGGTGGGCATTGACTCAAGGTAGTGCTGATGATGATACTGGTCATGTTGAAATTCAAGAAGTATCTTCTGGAACAGATATTGTTCAGATTAGACTTGCCGGAACTGGACACTATGATGGTTCTGCTGGCGTTATCCCCGGCACTGCTGCAAACACAACCGAAACTTCTGGTAACCATCAAATAACTACTTTTGGTACATCTGGTTTTGTTATCATCGAATTCAAAAAAGACGAAAACTATACAGCGTAAGGATAGAACAATGAAACTATTTTCAGAGGCAGTCGAAGACGTAGAGTATATCTGCGAAGCAAAGGAAGACGGTAGTAAGTCCTACAAGATTCGTGGTATCTTTATGCAGGCTGACATCAAGAACCGTAATGGTCGGGTGTATCCTATGGAAATTCTTCAGAAGGAAGTTGGAAAGTATAACAAGAATTTTGTCAATGAGAAACGTGCATTTGGTGAACTTGGACATCCAGACGGACCAACCGTCAATCTAGAGCGTGTGTCTCATATGATAACTTCCCTGACACCAGATGGAAAGAACTTTATTGGAGAGGCGAAGATTATGTCTACGCCTATGGGTGAGATTGTGAAGAGTCTTATGGACGAAGGTGCAAAACTAGGTGTTTCCTCACGGGGAATGGGTAGTTTAGACGAAAAAGGCGGAGCAAGTTATGTGCGGGATGACTTCTATCTCGCAACAGCAGCAGACATTGTTGCTGATCCTTCCGCACCAAACGCTTTTGTTGAAGGTATTATGGAAGGTAAGGAGTGGGTTTGGAACAATGGAGCGTTGTTGGAATCGGAAATGGTAGAAATGAAGAGAGAATTTGATGTGAAGCAACGTCAAAGGAACGCAAACAAGGAAGCTTTAGCCTTCGCAAAGTTTCTTAAAAGACTTTAACTTATAAATAATCAACAGAACTTAGGTAAGGAGACACCCTATGTCGGAACTAGAACAAACAATTGAAGAGCTTGAAGCAGAAGTGCTTGCAGAGCTCGAAGAAGCGAGTGATGCTCAGACTAAGGGTGCTGCTCCAGCGGAAGCTAAGAAGAAGATTGATGCAGTAACACCTGGCGGTGAAGTTATTGATGGAGGACCAGCAGTTGTTGATCCTAAAGCAAAATCATCTCCAACGGATGTTGCAGCTAAGGTCGCAAAATCAACAGATAGCGATGCACAAAAGAAGGGCGCAGCCAAGGCTGATGCTCCTAAGAAACTTGCTGCTGGTTATGTACCAGAAGAGGGCGAGGTTGTTGCTGAAGCAAAACGCATGACGAAAGATATGCTCAAAGCTGAGATGATGAAGAAGATGGAAGGTATGAAAGCCGTCGATCTGAAAGCCGCATATGAGAATATGATGGCTCCTGATGCTCCTGATGAAGAAGAGATGGACGAAGATGCACTTTCAGAACTCAAGAAACTTGAGGATGCAAAGGACGAGATCGAAGAGAAGATTAAGTCCATTAGTGTTAAGGAAGACGTTGCTGCTCTCGTAGATGGCGAAGGTCTTTCTGAAGAATTCAAAAACAAAGCAGCAACAATCTTTGAAGCTGCGGTTAAATCAAAGACACGGGAAGAAATCACTCGTATTCACGAAGTGATGGCTTCTGAGTTTGAAGTAAAACAGGAAGAGTCATTTGATGCTATTACAGAAAAGGTAGATACTTATCTCAACTACGTTGTAGAGGAATGGACGAAAGAGAACGAGTTAGCAATTGAGCGCGGTTTGAAGGGCGAGATTGCAGAGGACTTTATTTCTGGACTGAAACAGTTGTTTGAAGATCATTATATTGACGTGCCTAATGAGAAATATGACATTCTCGAAGCACAGTCGGACAAAATTACTGAACTAGAAGAGAAAGTTAACACTGTTATTGAGCAGAATATCGCTCTTACCAATGTTAAGTCTCAATTGGTTCGGGAACAGGTTGTATCTGAGGTTTCCGAAGATTTGACCGTTACGGAAATTGAGAAGTTTAAGTCATTAACAGAAGATGTTGACTTTGTTTCGGAAGAGTCCTTTCGTGCAAAACTCAACACCTTGAAGGAAAGTTATTTTCCTAAGACGATTGTTGAACAGGCTTTAGATGATGAAGATGGTGGCACCGCACAGGACATTGATACGACTGAAGCTATGGGCGCTTACATGTCGGCAATTAGTCGTAACAAAAAGCGTGCCCAATAATATTATAAACAGATGTAAATCATAAAGGAGAAACAAATGTTTCGTACAGAACATCTACAAGAAAAGTGGCAGCCAGTCCTAGAACACCCCGATCTACCAAAGATCACGGATTCTTATAAGCGGGCAGTTACCACACTAATTCTAGAAAACCAAGAGAAGTCAATGCGTGAGGATCGTTCTTTCCTCTCAGAGACAGCACCCGGCAACAGCATGGGTGGTGGACAGATGGATACATGGGACCCAATTTTGATCTCATTAGTTCGTCGTGCGATGCCTAACCTCATTGCTTATGACGTTTGTGGTGTGCAGCCAATGACAGGCCCAACGGGTTTGATCTTTGCCATGCGTTCCTCTCTTCTATCTCAGGATGGTGCAGAAGCCCTCGTTGATGAGTCACTTCCAGGCGCTGCTGGTCGTTCCAATCAGAACCAAGCCGGTACAATCGGTGGTGGTGATGTTGGTGCTACTGAGACTAATCCTGCTGTTCTAAATGACAGTCCTGTCGGAACTTATACTTCTGCAACAGGTATGACACGGGCCCAGGGAGAAGCTCTTGGTGATAGCGGCGCTAATGCTTTCGGTGAGATGGCTTTCTCAATTGAGAAGTCCACTGTTACGGCAGTTTCTCGTGCTCTAAAGGCTGAGTACACAATGGAACTTGCACAGGACTTGAAGGCAATTCATGGTCTTGACGCCGAGACAGAGCTTGCTAACATTCTCAGCACAGAAATTCTTGCTGAAATCAACCGTGAAGTTATCCGTTCGCTGTATGTTACAGCGGTTGCGGGTGCTCAGGTTAATACTACTACTGCTGGTACTTTCGATTTGGACACCGACTCAAATGGTCGTTGGTCAGTTGAGAAGTTCAAGGGTCTGATGTTCCAGATCGAGCGTGACGCCAATGCGATTGGTCAACAGACTCGTCGCGGCAAGGGTAACATGCTGATCGTTTCAGCTGACGTTGCTTCTGCTCTTCAGATGGCTGGTGTTCTTGATTACACACCTGCTCTAAACAACAACCTTAACGTAGATGACACATCCTCCACATTCGCTGGTGTGATGAATGGTCGTTTCAAGGTCTATGTTGATCCATATGCTGCCAACGTAGCTGCTTCTCAGTACTATGTTGTTGGTTATAAGGGCACATCGCCTTACGATGCTGGCTTCTTCTACTGCCCATACGTTCCCCTACAGATGGTCCGTGCGGTTGGTGAGAATAGCTTCCAGCCCAAGATTGGTTTCAAGACACGTTATGGTCTTGCTGCTAATCCATTCGCTGGTGCGGGTGCGGTTGCTGCTGGTGACACGGTTAATACCGATGCTTCACTGGATGCTAATACCAATGCTTGGTATCGCAGAGTCAAAGTATCCAATCTGATGTAAGATTGGTTTCTAATAAGAAACTT